ATTACCAAGACCGTTCGCTGTTGATGTAATAATAACTCTAGTAGATTTACCTGATGATATTACTGGATATGTTGAGGTATAGAACTCACCGTCATTTTCTACAAAAGCAAACTCATCTAGGAAGAGTAATGATATAGACATACCACGAATAGAAGAACCTGATGTAGCAGCTGCAATAATACGTGAATTATTAGAAAACTCTATGGATCCCTTATTAAGTACTTTACAGCCTGCTTGAAGAAAGAAAGGGAGGTTCTCTAGAGCTAATGTTACACGTGCTAACATTTCACGAGCAGTAGCCCCTTTGTTTGCCAGAATAGCAATGGTTTTATCGGGATGGAATAATGCATACCAGAGAAGATATACAACAGATGATATTGATTTACCTGATTGACGACAAGCTAATACTATAGAAAACCTATTATCCTCAAAATGTTGAAACATTTCCTCTTGATAAGGGTAAAGGTCAAAGGGTGTTAAACCTTTGTCAAGATGGACAATCTTAATGTAATTCCTTGCAAAGTAAGCAGCATCTTCTACACATTTAGAATACTCTTCTACTTCATCAAGTGTCCATTGTTGAGATATACCATCTTTCTTAACATTTGCATTACCAAGATAACCAAATTGTCCGTGTTGTAGTTCCATCATTTTGGTATTTTAGAGTTCATTATATCAATCATTTGAAAAAACCCTGATGTACGATTCATAGATAATAACTCATCTATGTTAAGTATATCAAATTCTCTAGCATTTATAGTTCTATTTGATGAATTGAATACATCTAATAACATGTAAGCATATCCTGATGCTATCATTGCATCTGACCATGCTTTAAACTTACCATCCTCAATGTCAACATATAACTGAAATTGACAATATGTTACTTGATTTTTAGATACCCTTTTCTCTTCTGATAAAGGATCATTTTGTAGCTTTTTACCTAAAGATATTAAGTGCGTATAGATTATATTAGGTTCCATTTCTTTCATAATTTCTAGAGCATCAAATGTATCTTTATACTTTTCAATAATATTCATTATATTTCTTCCATAATACCTTCAACAATCATCTTAATAGCACGTGGATTATCAGATTCAATAGTCTCGGATCTACATTGGTACCATCTACGCAATTCCTGTAATATTGTCTTTTCTAGGGTTAGAGTTTCTTTTTTGTTAAGATCAAGTTCATAAGTTTTATAATACGTTAAGTATGGGTCCGATGTACGGTACGCTTTCATCCTTTGTGTTAGATTCTTTGTAATACCAACTTTAATCAGATTAGACTTAACTTTAATAATATAATAATAATACATAATTTAGGATATACTATTTATGTTCAATAATGTCGTTATTCTTATCAGCTAATAGTTTCTGAAGATCTGTAGCACTCCCAATAAATACATTGTTATTAGTAATTTCTGCTTTAGAAGTAGGGGCTTCAGTTAATTCTAATTTGGATTTTTCTTTTTGGAGAGACATTAATGACTCAACAACTTCTGCGTTGGTTTTAATCATATTAGATAACACTTCAAAGGCTCTAGGATGCTCAGACTCACGTGCTAATTCCATCATGAGTTCTATACCCTCAGTTCCTTTGTCTGCGAGGTTATATAATGATGATCTAATATACTTATAATCAGAATCAATATCTTTATTCATATTTAATGTTCTACAAAGTAGTCAATAGTATCTATAATTTCGTATTCATCTTCTGGTGAAGCGGTAGCTGGATCAACATCCGATTTAATTTTTTCTAGGAGTATCTGTGGAGTTACAGTAGTATCTGTAATACCTATCTCAGTATGTTTAATAATACCTGAGTCTTGTATACCTTGATAAAACCTTAGTTTTGATGTAAAATCTAATGTATATACAATAGTTCTTCTATATAAGAAATCACCCTCATACTCTTCTGTTAAGTTTACAGCCTGTAGTGTAAACGGAACATCTGTTTTCCTATTAACATTAGAGTTTTCTATAATAGTTACAGTATAATCAGGTTGGAATAATGGTAATATCTGTTCTATTATTTGTAGTCCTTCATCCATATTCTTAGCTAATATAGATAATTGAAACCCTATATTATATGGTGCGAATGTTCTAAGAAACCTTTTCTTATAGGAATCAGTAGGGTGTGCATAAGCATCCTTAATATTTTTATTAAGTTTAGCTGTAGCATCATAATCTATAGAAGTTATCTCAAATGCCATCCTTGGAAGTTTAATAGCAATACCCTCTTCTCGAGGATTCTTTTCTTCTTCAAGTCGAGCAATAAACTTTTGTTTAGGTCCGTACGCTAAAGGTACTCTATTAGTTTCGAGTATATTACCGGCAGCATCTCTTTTTTGTATCTGTATATCATTAAATAATGTTCCAAATACAGATACAAGATTTCTTATATGCTTGTTATAAAAAGGAGTTTCAAACATATTTAAGGTTCTCCGAACGGATTAGATTCAGAAAAATCAATTATAGAATCTGCGTTTTTGTCAAATGCTATATTAGAATCTACATTAGATTCTTCAGTATTAGGGTTAGATAAAGAAGATGCATCCGAAACAATTAATGCAGACGAACTAGATTTTTCACCTACAATAGGATATGTAGAGGATACTTGAAATTCTCTACCTTTTCCGTCTGACCCGTGAGAGTTAGTAATATATATGTTGGATGTGGTATTGGTGAAAAGTACTTCTTTAGATACTTCCCCTATAACTGTAACATCTACTGTATCTGTAGCTTGTGTTACTATTTCACCTACAGTAAATAGCTGTGAAACTGACTTTTCAATACCGAATACATCATAATTAGCATGAATAGACTCAAATTGGTCTATAGCTGGAACAGATGTATTAAACTCTTCTGAAGCGTACTCGAAGAGGTTACAATGTAACTGATATGTAGGTAAATTACCAAGTGCATAAAAAGGAAGTTCATGTTCTACATGAGATATCTCAAACATAGCATTAGATAATGGCATATATATAAGATCACCCTCAAAAGGACGAATCTGATTCTCTGAAAAAAGTATCTTTTCCCATCTTGATTTAGATACAATAAATGTAGCTTGATCTCTAATCTGAAGTCCGAATTTAGACATAAGATCGCCTTCACCACCCCATCCTTCAGTATTTTCTATATACATTTCTATAGAATAGGTATTCTCAAACTTAGCATAATCTTCATTTAATATATCATCTTTTGTTATAACATGTCTAGGTAGATACATAACATCTTGCCCAAACATCTGGAGAGATTCAATAATAATATCTTCATAGAGATTCTGTTCTGATTTTACTTTATGGTTAAAGTGTGTATTAGTTGCCATAACTTATTAACCTATCATAAAGTCAATAGGGAGCTCGTACGATAACCTAATATCTGCTTCTATCTTTTCAATCTCCGCAATAGCATCATCATATAGTTGTCTACCATTTAAAGTAATTCCACCGGGTAAAACCATACCATCAAATTTAATTAAATTCTGACCCCATTGCTTCTTTATAAGCTGTGTAAGATACTTTTTCAACAAACGATCATTATATAAGGATGTGGCAGTTTCTGGGTCTATAGTAGACCATGCAGCTACTAGTAGATAACTTCCTACTTCTAACTCATCATCATCTACATCTAAAAATAACTTGTGTTCATGTCTAGAAAATCTAATAGCCTCTGTTGTACCAGATCCTAATTTCATATCATAGAGGGCTAATGATGATTGCATCATAGTATATTCTGCAATACCACCCATTGACATAAGTCTGTTCATATCAGCCAATCTCATTTGATACTCAATATCAAAGAGGAAATTAGACCCAGAAGCATCTATAGGTAATATCCTATCTACCCATAAAATCTGATTAGATAGATCAAGGTATTTGTTCTCTTTATCCTCAGCTGTTATTAGATGTTTAAAATATACTTTTTTTGTAGCATCAGAATGGTATTCTTGCCAGAACTCGAAAGCTTCATCTAAACGATCTTCTAATTGATCTTCATCCACATTTACTTCAAGTACAGGTTCCCCTAATTCTCTTAAACAATAGTTAACTAGGGTCTCTCTTGAATTTGGTTGTAAAGTCATAATTGGTCCATTACCTTATCTATATAAAGGTATTTATACATTTAGTCTTCTTGGTTCTTAAGCTGTGCCATATAAGATTCTATTTTATATTTATATTTAAACGGAAGTCTAATATAATTGTTATCATAATAACCAGGACCTGTTACATCAGCAGGTCCTGTAACAAATCTATCAACTACTTTAAGGTCGAAAGCATTATGATGAAGCGATTGGTATAGATCGATCCAATAAGACGACCAATTATCTGCAGTACCAGTACTATCTCCATGAATTTTTAGTCTAATATACCAATAACCATCTTGACCAATATAAGCTTCATGCTGTGACGATGTGTGAGGAGCTCCAATATATCTTACAGATCCTATATCCGCAGTAAGATTAGAGCTTCTATTCCGAATAGATATTGTCTGTTCAGACATTACAAAATCAGTAGAAAGTGTTTTAATTTTTAACATTATTTCATGCTTTTTCTGGTTATACGGTATCTCTATAGAATACTGATTTAAATCTAATATGGATTGAGTTGACCCAGTTTCTATTTTACCATCATCTAGAACATAATCTGTAGTAGCGTCTACAGGTGTATGAGCTGTTCTTGTAGTAGGATAACCCACTCTAGATTGTTCAAGAGAGGACATATCAAGTCGTGTTTTGATTATACCATTTGTTATAATTTCATACTTGTCGTTTGGTGTAGAAGTTTCAGCTGCCATATCAATAAACCAATAAGGTTTTAATGGGTCATTGTGTGGTATGCTACGTTTATATATATTTTTAGGAATTATTATGTTTTCCCAAAATGTACCATTCCATTTCCAATTATCTAAATGTGTATCATTAATACTCGGGTTTTCAGGAAAAGCCATCCCAGCTGGTAACCCTAATTGCTGTCGCTGTTTCTTTGTTTTAGCATCAGCCTTTGGTGCTATATGAATCCAATACCTAGTATCTAATAATTCATGATGACCATTTGATGTCATTTTAGGATCTGCCCATCCTGTAGGTTCCGGTGAAGGTAATTGATCCATCAATTGTATACATTTATAAAATCCTGAAGACCATGGACCCATACATGAATCATAATCTTCAGTTCCTCTAGTTGTGTTAAAATCGTAGGAGTGAGATACATATAATACTGTATCACCTACAGAATAGGGTAAGCCTCTTTGATATAGTGTAGTTTTAGGGTATTCTGATAAATAATACCCTCCGGAGTTATTTGTATATGTCATATCAAGTTCAGTCCAGTCAGTACCTGGAAGATTAGGCTGAACTTGAGCATTATTACTAACAGATGTATTAACTTCATTCCGGATCCATAACCCGTCAAAATTAGATAACCCATTACCCGCACATACTACAGACGTCCATAATTTGTCTTTATCCCAAATTACATCACCTTTCTCATATACTCTAGCTATATCCCATTGTCTTATATCAGGGTTCATAGCATAGTTACCATTAGTATCAAATAAAATCCTATAAGGATTTATTTTATCCGCAAAGAGAAATCCACGAAGAGAAGATGGGTGAGGTTTAAGATCTGTTAGGTCAGTTACCCCATATTGATAGTTCTCTGTATCTTCATAATGGAGAGAAGGTAGCAGTGCATCTTGGTAATGAATAGATCTTAAATTAAGTATATCCTTTCTAGAGACAGATTGGTATGGCCATACATTTGCAGGTAGGCCTACAATAAAGGGAAGGTTATCTACTCCTGAAAGATTTGGATGAAAAGGCCTTGATAGTGTTGTCTTAGCGGATGATGAATCAAAGAGGTGAGTTGTTCCTTCAAACCAATCAGTCCAATCTGCTCCATCCTCATTAGGAGAATTGTTTAGTGTTACTGCCGGCCATACTTTTCCGGGTATTTTCCCTGGTATATATGATTCTCTTGTCTGTACTGATGAATGTTTAAGAAGTCTTACTTTAGCTCCGGAAGACAGAAAAGGTTCTGATTTATAAACATCTGGGTTAATAGCTGTTATTTTATCACCAAGAGTGAAAAAATTTCTCCGCCCATCAGGATGATAATAATTTAGTGACAACATTTCATTATCTATTAAAGGTTCCACTCCAATATCTATTAAATTATAATCGTTTTCTGAAAGTATTGACGGTATAAGGTATTCTTTGGGTACAGTAGCTTTATTCCCAAAATGACCATAAAATTTAACATAAAATAAGTTCAGAGGACTTTTACCATCCCAAACATCCCCGGGATATACACAAGCTATTTTTCTGTCATAATCCTTAGAAGTGTATTTTGTAAACCACTTTAAGTCTCCCATATCGGCAATAGAATATCTAAGACCTTCTACCATATCTGATATGTCTATTAGGTCATTACCACCGGAGTCCTTCTCAAATACAGGTTTCCAAACAGTAGCACCTGGGATATTAGTTACAGTAGACCCGTTTGCTCTAGCTACAAATGTTTTACCCACCATTCCAGCTTCAAATTCGTAATATTTAATAAGATTGACTACTACTTTTTCGCCATCTATAAGTGCCGCACCAAAATCAACTCCATCAGGAGTTGCTGTGTAGTCAACACCCTCTGTCTGAAGAACTTCATTTACATATACCTTTATTACATCACCAGCTGTCGGATCATAAGCACCAGCTTCTCCAATTCTAGCTCCTTGCCAAGCAGTTAGAGTATTATTAAATGATATAGTTGAACTACCAGAGCTACCATAATCACCTATATCGTATAATTCCGTCCCTCCGGATGGGAACTGATTATTATAAAACTGAATTGGATTGTTTTCAAGGTCAGTAGCAGGAACTGTATATTCTTGGATATAAGTATTATAGAACGACTGAGCACGATAAAAATTATGTCCTGTATATGTTGGAATAGCAACCGGAGTTAAACTAGTAATATCTGTAGCTCCAGTTGGCCAATTACCAGTCGAAAGTTCGTTAGCAACAGCATTGCCTTCATGATCCGAACTCGGCAGGCCTGGGATGGTTCCAGTCATAGCTCCATAATTCCATATATCGAATTGGGTTGGTATTCTTGTGGATCCTGTATATTCTTTCTGAAACCAGTTATTTACACCTGCAAACATTTGTTCTTCAGTTTTTATTTCAAGACTTACCTCAAGGTATGTTATAGCTTTCATTTGTTCTGGCAATATATAATCACCAGTAATAATCTCATTCCTACCGTCTAGTTGAGCCCACTTATCCATTAAATCTAATACATCATTACCATCCCCTATATTTGAAATTACATATTCTTCTCCCTCTATAATATCAGCGAAGGGTATCTCCGTTGGCTCAACCAGATTCTTCATAGATATTTCAGATGAGTTATACCCTACAGAGGTTGCGTAAGCTGTACTAGTTGTTGTAGCTGTAGCTAGTGTAGGAGTAACACCTATTTCATATTGTATAAGATCATCAGCAAACCCAGTTTTTATAAAATTATTTTGATACTCAACAAATAATTCGTCACATATATTAACATGTGTATTACCTTGTTTATCATAAGTCCAATCGATAATATAACGATCTGGTATAGAAGACTGATCTAAATGACTAACATTACTTAAAGCTCCACTTTTCCAAGCGTCAGTTGCTAGTTTTAAATCATCCTTAACGTCCCCTATAGTCATATCCTGCCAATGTATAGCGTATGATGGGTTTGTGTTTAATTTTGTAAAAGCTCTTTTAGCTAATTTAGCATATGATACAATAGATCCTTCAGAACCCCTAACAATTGGTACAGCCGTACCACCTGCCAGATAATCTGCTGTCTGATTAAACATGCGATATAACCACTGATTATCCGAAACATCGTATGTAGATTGTTCTAGAAGGGTTCCGTTTTTATATATCTGTATCTGATCGTCTGGGTTTTCATCTTTAAACATCATATAACGTGCTTTCGGTTGAAGATTTTTACCATAAGGTACGTCATAATCTTCTATGGAATAGAACTCCATGTAGTCATAATCTTCAATAGATTGTATATTAATGTTAGAGAGGTAGTGATTTATAGATGTATCTAGGCTACGTTCATCCTCATTTATTATATCATATCTTACCTGAAAAAGATTAATTAGAGAAGCTTTTTCTTCTTCTGAATTAAGAGTCTGGAGTATATAATCTCTAGAATTTTCATAATTATTGGTAAATAATATGGGTCCATTGGTCCCGGTGTTCTGCTGGGTGTATGTAGTATAAGTCTCCTCGTCAACATTAGGGAGTGTTGGCCAAACATAATTATTAATTGATAATATATTAGTACGCCACGAATCTGTTAAATTCTGCAGTTCAGTATCATCATAGTTGGAGTCTATTAATACATCATGATTAAGATAAAAGAATGGATTCTCTACACCTTCTTCAATTGTTTTATTAGTAACAGAATAAGCTGATTTAAATTCTGTTTTAATCACATCTTGATTTTCATTTACAACTTTAGCATAATATGTAGGAAGTATGTTATTTAGATACTTGTCTGTAAATTTTACAGACCACGTTTTGTCCTTTTCTGGGGAAGTATACGTTGGGACTGAGATTGTTGAAAACGAATAAGATGAATCCATTCTATTAATTTCATTGGATTCATAAGTCTCTTTAACTTCATTCCAATCAGTCTTATAAGAATAGGCCTTTATGTCACTAACATCAGTTATTGTATTATTACTAACAGCTGGATAAACATTAATATTTCCTTGACTTGCGGGCGGACTCATTCCGACAATTACAGGAAACAAATCAATAAACGAGGATATTATTGAAGGTCTTAAAGGCTGACCAAAGGCATTACCACTTGGGTCAACTGTAGGATTTAAATTGGAAACTGTATAGTCAGTACCCTCCACTAGTAAAACATTTGGTGTCACACTTGTGTTATAGACGTCAAGTGACCAAGATCCTGATACATAAGGTAAAGCAAATGTATTAGTAGCCAGTTCATTTTGGTTAACACCTGTTCCAATAGTCTCGAAAATGTACTTATAAGCATGTGAACCGTTCTCTTTTACTATAAACAGTTCTTTAAGTGCTTTAGTATAATCATTAAATGTAGGTATTCTTACAGAAGAATAAATTGGAGGCGAGGGTGATTCCTCTAGAATTACATTGTGTGTATTGAGGACATGTTTAGTAGAAGGATTTTGACTTATTGCATCTAAAACTGCATATAATCTACCTTCTGCCGTATTAAAACGGGCTGATCTGATTCTAAAATTAGGATCCGGATGATCTGGGTTTTCGTAAATATATTCTGATGTAGGACCAACCTCAAAATCTGGTTTAACTGTTCCTCCAAGATTATTAGCATTTGCTGTATTAATTTCTACAGAATTAAATAAATACCTACCCCATCTAACAGATTTAATAGAACATCTTACAGAAACACCGTTTAAGGAAACCAATAAAACTTCTTCCCATGCATCGTCTTTAATTTTGGGCCAGTTATGATTATGAAGTTCACCTTCTTGTCTTTGACGCTGTGATTTGGTTCTATGTTGACTATACCAATCATAAAAGAACGGGTTTATATCCTTAATGACTCTATGTGTATCAATGCTAATATGTTCTGGCAAAACATTGTGTTCTTCAATATAATCTAATAATTTATTTGCAGGTAGCTTATTAATTTCAATATAGGCTTGATCCTGATTTTCGTCTAAGAATATTTTTCTAGTTCCGGATTCTAAATTGTTAAGGTAATCTTTAATAAACGATATAGAATATGTTATATCCTTTTCTTTTATTACTAAAGGGTCTGTACCTACAAATAAAGGATTATAAGATTCTTCTGCAAATTTTAATGCTTCTATTTCTCCAGAGTTGGATGCTGGGTAATTATCCCAAAACATAGTTATTCCAGATCCAGGAATACGCTCCTTTGTGCGATTTACTTGAGTTTCACCTACTAATATAGATTTATTTGGCCAGTTAGTAGCTTCATTTAGAGGATCAAATAAATTTAATGATTCTTCAGTTGAGAGTAGAGTTTCTCCATAGAAATTCCCGTTTCCATTAAAGTTTACATCAGGTTTAATAATAGTAGGTGTGTATGTGGGTACTTTATTCCAAGACCTACTCATAGAGCTCCCAAGAAAGGATATCGATGAATTTGCAATACCTGTTTCTTCACGCTCAGTTTCTTGATTAGGAAAGCATATATGTCTAATACGTTTAGATACGCCTATATTCCAAAGATATTGGACCGAATTATCAAATTGAAGAGAACTTTTATGTCCGTATTCATCACCAGGTGATTTGGCTTTAACCCCTGAAAGTTCTATTACTTTAGCCTTAGCTATTAATTCTTCCGAATTACCATCTGGGTCCGCTACAGATATCTCTGATGATTTAAGCTGATCTTGAAGAGGTTTAATTTTAGTTTTATACAGATGCTCTAGGAACCAATCATACACATCTTTATTAAATGTTGATTTCTTCCATGCCTCTTCGTTATCTTTAGGAAACTTAAGACCGTATTCATCACCTCGATGATCTTTAATACATGTATAGTGTTCTCCTAGTGAATAAACTTCCATTCCCTTTAACCAGTCCCAGCCACGGTTATAACTTTCATATCGCCAGATATATCTTCTCCAAAGGGAACTTGGTTTTCTCACAGAAGAATTATATCTGACCCGAGTTGTTGCATCTTCAATAAAGTATATTATTTTCTCTGATCTACCTGTCGAGGTGTTAAGGGTCCAGTTTGTTGGGGTATCGTAGTCCCCTTGTAGATCTGGTATAGAAGACTGATCTAAAGGAGGAATCTTAGGACCAAAGGCACAATGGCCAATATCAACACTTAGTTCAGTAATAGGAATATCATCAACCGGGAAACTAAACCCATCATACGCGTCTAGGTCTTCAGCTCCGGATCCGGAATATTTTGCATGAAAATAATAACCAAAAGCATTAAAAATATAGTAAGACTTTATTTGAAAAATATCTGGAAATTGCCGGTCAAGCCAATAATCATCGGTTATATTATTAAAAATATAAGCACCAAATAATATTGCGGATGAATATGTTCCATGAGTCATACCAGGAGTATAATTATCTAAATCTTTATAGCTCTGATGGTCACATATTTTTATAAGCTCATTTAAGGTAGAAACTGTGTGATTTATATAATTATTATGAAAATAAGTACCAGAACAAGTATAACCGGAATCATGAATCCAAGAGTATGGGAATTCAAATTCAGTTATTTCAACTGGTGGTTCAAGTACCATAGAAAGAGCTCTATATGTCCAAAGATGCCATTGCTCAGATCTATCTCCTGTTTCAAGAGACTTATAGTCATAAGGATCTATAGGATCATCAGAATCACGGTCATACATACCTGCATTTAGTACATTACCTATTTTTAATGTATTGTTATTTTTGTCTTTAGGTAATGTAGTGTCCTCAATATCCTCAAAGAGCCAATCCGCTAAATCTGGATATAGTCCTCGGTCAAAATAAAGAGCATCAGGATCTTGACCGATCCACCAATTATCCTGAGATGGGTAATGGTTATATCCTGCATCCCTGTTAAGTTTCATTTTTGAACTTGAGCCATTAGCTGTATTATTAAATGGAGCAAAGACCGACATTGGTCTTTTCGATGTTGGTGAAGCATCCACTACCCAATTCATTTCTGATATTACTGTCTGGTAAATAGCTTGAAGCAGTATATACATTTTAGGGAATATTACATCGAATACATCATACCCCTTCTCTTCATATACTTTAAGAGCATAATCAAAATCTGGTTCAAAAGACATATTAGGTATTCTTAAACCTTCTGAGTCTAGATCATTTTCTTTAAAAGATAGAGTTTTATATTCAATATTGTGTGTGTCGAGAATACCATACGATATTGAACCGGGCACTTCGGTATCGTAACTAAGAGTTGCACCATCAGCGTCAGTATATAGGCCAGCAAAAAGATTTGTTTTTAAATGAAGATATTTAGATGTAAGTAGTGTTTCCCATGTTTGAACTGAAAACCATGAAGCTTTATCTACCCACCAATTTAATACAGAATGGGTAGCTGTATGTTCAGGTTTATTATAACCATCATCTCTCATTTCAATAATGTTAGAGGAGCATGTTTTTCGACTATCTGCTCTTACAGAACCTAGAACTGTATTAGCAATTTTATTGTCATCATTAACATAAGTCCCTGTTATATTAATACCCCTAGAAGTATCAAAAGTAGTAGCGGAATCAATATAAAGTGACCCTGTTTCCCCTGTAGATATTACTACTTCTTCAGTAGCCATAGCATCTAATGGAATACGTGAATCTAAATACTTACCGTACAGCGCAGTATCTGCAGAATTCTTTACAACAGACCTACCATCTTCATCGAATTTAGTATAATCGGTACCTATTTTTAAAGCCTTAGATGTAAGAAATATATTACGAGGAAATACATTTTCCTTTACCTTTTCTTTTTCTGCAGAATTTAACCCATGATTTACTACCAATGGGTTACCTACAAATATATCTTCCCCTGAAAGATTAATCTGTGACGATTCTATTAATATATTAGGTTTATTAAAGAATGGCCAGATATCATTATATCCTTTAAGTATTTTATCTGAGTATAGTTTAACAGAAGAACCTATGTATTCTGAATTAGATAACTCTGGGTATTCCTCCGAAAACTTTATTAATATATCATTAGGAAGTCGTGAAGCATCAATACCATACGTTGTTAGGTATTTCAAAGTAGGGTTAGAAGATCTTTTAATGATAGGTAATAAGTGGGTAGAATACCAAGATAATTGACTTTCAGTAAGTTTCTTAATACCAAGAACGTGTTCAAACAGACGTTCAAATTCGGAAATTGAAGGAATAGGATCACTGTAATTTCTATATTTAGCTTGGAAGTCCCATATATACCTAGATTTTTCTTCATAATGAATGTATATCGGGGTTACTAAAATATTATATAATACAGTATTATTAGTAGGAATTCCTGATGAAAGAGCTAGGAGTTCTTGAGCAACTGATAAAAGTATAACATCATCTATAAGAAAAACTTCATCTCTTATAAAAGCAATAGTTGATGTGTTGTATGTTATATCTGAAGTATCACGTGCAATTTCTTCAAGGTCTAGAGCAGACGGTGGTGTATTGTATAAGGATTCTATATTCTCAGAATTAGTCTCAAATATAGATGATAAACCAGTCTGGAGATTATGTGAATATGTTGCCTCTGGGACAACCATAAATTTCAATTGAGATGCAGTTGAAATTAAATCATCAGAGTCTAATTCCTTTACTATATTCTTAGAAGCACCAATAGCTAAGGAGTGATCGAATACTAATCTTGCTCGTGACCCAGATCCAGTAGATAAAGATTCTAGAAGACTGACTGATGTATCCCGAAATGTAGTATTTAATGTACCTGAGTCAATATAAAAAGGGTATTTTTCTGTTATAAACTCGGACGCTTTACGGGTTTCTGAGTTATATATTGAGTGTATATATAAATCTGCTTCAAGTTCTATAATATCCGAATCAGAATTAATATAATGTATAGAGGATATTATCCCTCTTGTATAGGTACCATCATCGTTAAGCTGTTGTACTGTTTCATTTATTGTGAAATTAAATATCTCATCTTTATCTGCTTTTATTCTATAACGATGAACATCAGATACTTGTCTATTCCATATTAAATTGATTCTAGAATCTAATGAAAGTACACCTTCCGTATCTAAAACTAAACCTCTACCAGGTTCTATTACTGTATCCGTATTAACAGTATCTGTAATAATAGGATCCCATAAATCCTCTTTAACTTTTACAAATAATCTGTGACCTGTATTGGGCTCAACTCTCGAAAGTTGTGGGTTATAGTTTAAGAAACCTACTAGAGAACCTAGTGGGTATAATTCTGAATCTTCAAGTGGGGTAGATATAGTTAATGCATTAACACTCGGAGACTCTGTAAAATAACGAAAATTATCATCGAGTTCCTGGTATGTTAAAGAAGATTCTTTATCTAATCTATATGTTAATTTGCTCATATTACCCTATTTCCAAAAATTAATAGCTATTATAACTATATTTATTAGATTTATATCAATAGGTATTATTATCCAACATATCCTTTTTCTGACACATAACCGTCATTTATAGCATTATATATCTCCTGTTCCTCTGGAGAAAGTGCTCTATTAAAGATAAATAACTTCTTTCTTAATGTCTCATGGAGTTCTGTATTATCCGGATCGTTTTCTTTGGCGGCCGCTAAATCAGAAGCCACTTGAATATAATCAATATTATTCTCCATTTGCAAAAACATTCCCTGACCCAGTCTCTGCAGAGTTTGCTGCCCACGATTCGTGGCCTTTAGTTGCATCACCTTTACGATGAACAGCTATGTTATTAATGTGTACATTTTCTGAACCAGCAGCAGCTGGATCTCCACATGAAGGCAACTCATCATCAGCATCTTCTGGCTTATCCACCGTATCACCTATTCTTACAGTATATTTGTTATTAGTAAATACATTAGTAGATCCTGTGGCATAAGCATACTGATGATGTGGATTAGGTGTGTCTGACGCATGTCCTGCATGTCTATCAAGTTCTACTCTAACTATTCCAGTCATTAGGTACCATCATCATTGATATTGTGGTCAATAGAATCATTATTATCCAAATTTGGCCAACCTATGTTGAACGGATCTTCCTGATTTGATATATCACGTAATGCTTGTATATATGTATCTAGTTCAGTAATATCATCTGTTGGTGTTAAATCTAACCGAACTTCGCTGTTATACCTATGAACTCTCCATTCAATATCATTAATCATGCGGTTGCGTGTTTCTTTAACAGTTTCCCATTCCATATTAATATTGTTTTGCGTTATTTGATCAATTTCTTCTTGCGTTATATCACCAACTACCCAACTGGTAGCACTAGAATCCCAATCACAAGTTTGAGTATTCTTGTCATACGTTGGTTGTTCTGAGCACACAACATAACCAGCATCGGCAATCTCTTCATCTGTAAAAGAAGTCGGGTCTGTCCTTGTAGATCCATCAGACAACACTATTCTAAAAGGTAGTGCTTCTGGGAATTTTCCGTTGTGAGAATATAGCATATTGTCTTCCTAAATTATATTAAGTTATTATTGGCGAATACAACCATTTATATTGAGTGTAGTACGATGAACCTTCTGAATATAAGTAATATTGATCGTAAGTGGTAGAAGAACCAGTTCCACTAGATGGTGTGGAATTAGTGTCAAGCCTATTCCACCTTCCGTGACCAGTTGAAGTGCTGGTTTGAACTTGAACCGCAGCTGCAAAGGCAACAGTAGAAATGCTGGTGCCGGTGCTGGTTGGACTCAACCACCCAGTGGCGTCCACATTAAAATTATAAGTAGTACCATTAATATCGACGTTATCTATCTGCCAATCAGAATACCAGTCAGAGCCAGTTAGTTGTTTAAATAATATCCTATGTCCTGGTGCAGCAGTATACGAATTAGTACTCACGTTGAACCAAAGGTTACTGGCATTACTACCTGTCCATGAGTGTAATGTGTATATTTCTGCGCCAGTAGTGCCATCAACTACTACTACAGACCCTGAACCCATTGTTGTTCCGTATCGACATTCAACAAAATTGACCTGGTATGGTATGCCAGTTGGCTCTGTGGCTCCGCTAGAAGTATCTGCCACTGAAACTGTAGGGGACGATGTCCATGGGCCGGTATTGGTATGGCCAACGACCGCCATAATTACTTCTGTGCCTTCAGTATATCCATCAGCTGATAGGGTTTTGGTAAATGACCCACTATTAGAAGTACCTGATATTGTAAAGGATCCGGTTATTGTACCGTCAGTAAAATCATGATCGCCCATATGTCCTGTATTTGATATCATTTCATAATAAAAAGTGTATGTCTCGCCAGAAACACCACCAATAGTATTAGCAGTAAATGTTACAGGACTTCCTTCATTTACTGAAGTAGTAGAAACAGTAATATTTGATAATCTTGTAGTATCTTGAATTGTAACTGGTACTGAATTCTGAGGTGATCCGTCTTCAACTGCAGCTATTTGATAATAAAAACTTTCAGATCCTTCCGTCACAAAGTCCCTAATTATTGTATGAGTAAACTGGCCAGAATGTTGTCCACCACCCATAGAAGTATTCATCGAGACTATCCCCGACGGGGATAGTGGTCCGTAATCACCCGACGTAGTGGTTGTATTTACAATAGCAACATTAAATTGCGTTCCGGATGGTGTTAAAGCTTGAACTGTAATAGTGATTGTATCACCTTCGTTGGGGGTGATGTTGCTTATAGTAATTGTTGGGGTCGTTGATGTATCATTTACATATATGTATTGGCTAGTTGATGCTGACCCAGAACCATTTTTAGTATAGCTCACATAATTAGAAGCCTGATCTATATTATCATTATTAAACCTAACTCTCATATATCCTGCCGAAACCCCAGCCCCTTCGGTGGTAAGATCCCTAGACAAAACACCATGTTGTAGACCAGTACCACCATGTGCTTGATATCCATAATAATATCGGGTCCAGCTAAAAGTCCATTCTGCTGATATCCAACTACTACCACTACTATAAAAATAGGCACCGGTTGATGTTGTCAGTCCTGAAAAATTTGGGTAAAAGTAATAGCTGTTTCCTTCCGTACCATCCGGCATAGTAACATCATATATTAACTGTGCTACAGTGATAGGAGCAGAGGTTTCGACTATTGGTCCAGTCGTGGATCCTGTTCTAAATTCAAAGGTAAAAGTAAATGATGATACAGCAGACAGTTGAAATTTTAATCTTTTAGAGAAAGTTATTGGTAATCCTGATGTTGCCGATAGCGGACCACCAGTGGTCGAGCCGTCTGCCCAATGGTTAAAGCTAGTCCCACCAGAAGTTACATTCATTGTGTAGTATAGAGGATTATTGGTAAATCCAGACCCATTTACGGTAACTGATATAGTATCACCCCAAAGGAAATTTGATATGGTACTAGTATTATCGAATGAGAATGATATACTCGAAATGCCAATTGTTACAGGCCATGTTCCATCTTTTATAGCATTATAATTATCAAATGTATCATGAACCCCACCACCATCTATTATAGATGTTTTCGTTTTTGGTCCTATAATTCCTGTGTTTCTTCTCATTTTTTATACCAGTGTAATCTGTATTGAACCGTGATTCCAAACAGTATGTTGAGCAATGGTTGCGCTTCCTATTCTATTTGACGAATTCGAATAACTCCCACCGCCACCTCCACCTGCATTGGGTGGGGTACTATTGGAACCACCTCCGCCAGAGTATCCTCCTCCCCCTCCGGTTCCCATATTATCTGAGCCACCGCCACCGCCACCACCAAATCCACCATTTCCGCCCGAGTCAGTATTATCGTCATGTCTCGTCCCACCAATAGCGGAGTTTGCTGGAGATTGACCAGCATTAGCGTAAGAAGGAGATGCGGCAACATAATTAACGCCAACATTTCCCCCAGTGCCGTCTGACTTCCAACCAGCTCCGCCTGCCGACCAATAAGAACCTCCATTAGCTAAGACTCTGCTACCATATCCACCAGTGCCAAAATTAGTAGAATTTGTTGTGGATTGAGAATTTTTGCCGTCAGTACCTACACTAGCATTCATCTGCGTGCCAGAGTTCTTACTCCCGCCACCGCCAGCACCAGCGACAATTAAAGGCTCAGCGTCAGTGGTATCGAAAAAAACCCAAGAAGCTCCACCACCACCTGGAGCTGAATTATCACCCTCGTTAGCGTTAGATACTACCGGATAATATGTTCCGTCATCTTCTCCTCGCTGACCAACAATAAGTTGAATTTTATCATTTTCAATCAAACTATAGGTCGCAGTGACAACAGCAGCCATTGGCCGATAGTTTCCACCTTGAAAAGAGGTGTTAGTCTTTTGCCCACCGGAAGCTCCTATAACAACAAACTCATAATTTCCAGATTGTGGAACGGTCCATTTTTGAAACCCTTGATAAGTTCCTTCAGTAAAATACAAACTATCGTTTAACCAAGGATAGAGAGAAGTATTATAATTGGCCAATAGATCTGACTGAGTTGGACCATATTGGCCAGTTGTTGAGCCATTAGTAAATGTGACCGATGTAAATGGGTAAAGAGCATTTATAGACAATTGTGTAGCGATAATATCGTGGACACCTGTAGGCGTTACATGACCTGTGCCTATTAACCCACTATTTTTTGAAAAGTATCCCATATCTAACTACTAAGAAATTTCGTCATACGAAACGATTATGTCTAAATCTCCTGCAGCACTAGCTAGTGCAGTAAGTGTATCCAGTTCTTCCAAATAGAAAGATGTGTCCTTAGAAGAAACAACTAATGTTGATTTTGCAGGAACTGTTATTGTATATGCAAGGTATCTAACGGCAGAATCAATTGTTGCATATACAGTAACATCGGCATCATTTGTGCCATCTCTATTTGCAACAGTAATACTATTGATTTTTAAAATCTTATTCGATACGGTGCTTATTATTGCTGTTGCTCCAGTTGTTAATGCAGCTCCTATTGTTCTACCGTAGATACTTGTTACATCGACTATATTTGGATTTGCCATTTATTTTTCCTATTTATTATTTCTTATTTCTTAACCAAAAACTATGGCCATCGCAATAGCCTTTCCTGTAGTAATACCACTTCCACCACTGGCAGGAGCTGCCCATTCTAATGATCCAGCTGTAGATCCAGCAGTTAATACGTCACCTTGAGTTGTAGAACTAGGTACATGTATACCATGAGACGATGCTGCGTATTCCGAATGTGTATGTCCTTCCGGGGATTTACCTGCAAAGGCTGTGTATAGTACACCAGATGATACAATATCATTAGAGCCAGAAGCTATAGCACCTACAGTACGTCTTAAATCACCAGTGGTAGTGGTAGTGGTATCATCAAATGTTAGGGTTATTGTACCGTCACTTGCATTATAACTAGATCCTGTAATACCATTACCGTCAGTACCGTTAGTTGGTTTAGCTACCCAACTATTATTAGCCTGTAATATTTTATTAGCTAATATATCAGCAGCAGTTGGACCCGTTACAAATCCACTAGTATTAGTAGTAAACGTGACATTTGGTGCATGAGTTGTCCCATAATGAGTTACAGCTGAGTTTAAATTACCCACATGAGTTGTCGACATTAAACCATTAGCTAATGTTGTTGCGACTGTAGATGCCCCTCTTAAATCATCAGTTACAACTCCTAACCCGTCATTTGATGTAAGCGTTATTTTACCTGTAGCAGATGCATATGATCCACCAGTCCAACCCAGACCATTAGTACCGTTAGTTGGTTTAACTATCCAGTCGCCATTTGATTGTAATATTTTATCAGTACCTGCGCTAGTGCCATCTGGTACTAGTCCTTTAGCACCACCACCAAACTCAGATGTGGATGCTTTACCTGCAAAGGCGGTATACAATGTACCAGATGATACAATATCATTAGAGCCAGAAGCTATAGCACCTACAGTACGTCTTAAATCACCAGTGGTAGTGGTAGTGGTATCATCAAATGTTAATGTAATCTTACCTGTACCTGCATCATAATTAGATCCTGAAATACCATTACCGTCAGTACCATTAGTTGGTTTAGCTACCCAACTATTATTAGCCTGTAATATTTTATTAGCTGTCACATCAGCAGCAGTTGGACCCGTTACATGACCATCACTACCCTGTGCAAATATACCAGATTCAGTATCCGTAAATAATGCGTTCTCAGGGACAATTGTTTTTACAGAATCAAATGCCCAATTTGAAGAAATGGCGATTGTACTAGAACCATCAACTGGAGTATCATGAATAATTGGAGCAGCCGTCGATGGTTCCCATAGAGTTTTAGCTAAATTGTAGGTAAATGTTACATCCCCTACTACATGGATGTACCCGTTATATAAGTTAGTACTTGGAAAATTAATTGCCATTCTTATTCAACCTCTGTTAAGTTTCAGTTACTAGTTTCTTCGTTCCACATATATTTATCATCATCTAAGCTAAAGAGTTTCGATTATTACGTAGCCATGACCAGTCTGATAACCAAGAGTGGTGGTATTTTGACCGCTGTTATATGAACCACCGCCACCTCCGCTGCCTCTATCAGTATTAGTATTACCGCCACCGCCACCGCCTGAGTAGCCACCGCCACCGCCACCAACACCTTGATGACCATCTCCGGTAGCTCCTGCACCGCATCCAAAGCCACCAACACCTTCGACAGTCGACTGATAATGCCCAAGTCCACCAATCGCACCATTGGCAACTGAAACTGGGGGGGCTCCTAGTCCAGTATGTTCTCCAGAGGTCACAGAGTCTTGATGCCAACCTGCTCCACCTGTTCCATCCCACCAATTACCATCACAACCTCCTGGTGCTCCAGCCCCTCCATTTGTACCTCCACTTCCAGGACAGCCACCTGTTCCAATGCTACCAGATGTAGAGTATGAAGCGTCTATTCCGGTTTTGTTTCCGTCGGTGCCACTTCCTCCTCCTCCTCCTCCAGCTGCTATCAGGGGGGTATTTGAACTTGAGGGGGTTCCAATATTTGAATTCCACACAAAACTACCTCCTCCCCCAGAACTAGGATAAATATCGCTCTGCACGCCAGTTGTAGGGTCTCCCTCTTGAGTACCTTGTTGGCCAACAATTATTTTTATAGTATCCCCTTCTGTAAGATTAAACTCCCCCTTTATAATCGCCCCTAGTCCTTTTCTCGACCCGTCAGCTGATGCTCCAGCTACAGTGATACTATAGGTAGAGGTGCAAGAAACTATCCATTCTTGAATACCATTAGTAACAGTTACACCTGAATATGCTTGATTAATTTGACTTTGAGAAGGTCCAGTCCTACCTATTTGTCCTGCATTAGTGAATGTGTTAGAGAATGGGTCACAATCACCACTACCAAACGTAAAAGTCGCCACGTGGAAAGTATGCGGCAAACTCACGTCGCAGGGCCCTGACCTGTCGGACTACAAAAAACATAACCGGAATCGACATACGTCAAACCAATCAACCACCAGGTATGCTCCGACCATGTCGGTTCCGTACCCCCGGCCCATTTAAAGTCGCTGCCTGACCAAGTAACTGTATATCCTCCGGGTTTTAGCATCAACATCATTGTTGAGCCAAATATACTAGCGGTATAAGTCAATGTAGCATTGCCACTAAATATTAGCCTATATTGGGGATATTGAAAATCTAAGGAATGTACCTCGCCTAGTGCCGGGTAAGCGGTAATGACTCGCGGGTAAAAATTGTAATAGTCGTTCCCACTGACAGCCTCTTCCTCAAAATCATCAGTATCATCAAATATATTTTCTGGATTAACAGCCCCACCCATTCCATTAGTTATAGCAAAATGTAACCAATGATGCATGGGGGGATGGAAATTCGCATG